GCGCCCGCGCCGCCGCCTGTAGGTCGCTCGTGCTGTTGCTCAGTGGCGAAATATCTTTGATGTCCACGCGCCGCGTAATCACACCATAGGTCGCCTGGCTGCTGGTGCAGTCCAGCCGGTTTGCCGCTTTGTCCAGCGTCCAGGTGTTGCCCGCCCCGTCGGTGTAGCCGCCGCTGGTCGCCGAGCCATCCGGCCACAGCGTCGCATACTGGCAGGTAAGCTGCGCGTCCCATTGCCCGGCGCCGAAGACATAGAAGCGATTGGCAATCTCCCAACTGCTGCGCTTCTCGGCGATCTTGCGAATCAGGCACGCCGTCGGGTTGCGGTCGATGTCCGGCGCGCTGGCGTTGGCGGTGGCCACCACGTTCGACGCGCTCAGCGCCGTGAACAGTTCCAACCGGCGGATGGTGCTCCCCGACGGCGCCAGACGGAAATGAAACCCCGCCGCAGCCGCGCCGTGCACCCAGGCCGCCAGCACACTCTCATAGTTATAGCGCGTGGCCCAGACCGGCAGCGTGTTGGTTTCGACAATTGTCCACCCGCCCGGCATGGCCGCCCGGATCGTCGCCTCCGCGTCGCTCGTCTCGCCATAGCCGACCGTCGCCTGCGCCAGCTCATAGAGCAGATCGCCGCCGCTCACGTCGAGGCCCGGAATGTCATTCTCCAGCCGCACCCGGATGTCCTGAATCGGCCCGCCGCCCAGGTACAGCCGCCCCTCGCCCTCGCCCCACGTCCAGGCCAGCGCCACCCGCCGCGGCTGGATCAGTTCCATCGCCCGAGTGTCCAGGCCGGAGAGCACCGCCGACCACTTCCCCGCCGCCGACAGCCGCGCGTTGAGCCGGAACGACTGCACCGCCACCACCGGCCCAGGGCCGATCAGGTTGCCGCTCGTGTCGTAGATGTCCAGCCAGATGCGCATCAGGCCCACAGCTCCGTAAATTCGACCGTCGCGTCGTCGATGGCGCCGCCGACGACAAACACAGAGTTCAGGCCAGGCTCCAGCACCAGCCACTCCTCGGCCAGATGATCATAGGCCGCATAGCCGCTTTCTGTGTCCAGGCGTGCGTATGCGTCCGCGCCGTTGAGCGTGATCAGCCGCGCCGCCGCGTCGATCACCAGCGTGTCCAGGTTGACCCACGGCCCGGCCACGCCAAGCGCCACGTCCGTCTCCGGGATGACAACATTGATCGGATCAGAGTCCGCGCCGTCGCAGCGCACCGTCAAGCGCACCGTAGCCGCTGGCAGGTTGCCGCCGACGGTAAACTGCACAGTGCCAGGCGGCGTGACCAGCACGGCGCCCGTGTCGAAATACATACCATCATCGAAAAAATAGCCGTCGTCAAACGTCCAGTCCTCCCACCGCCTGCCGCGCCAGTGGTCGAGTTGCTCGAAGACCAGCGTCAGCTCCTGATGCCGCGCCAGCCGCCCGCTGCGCGTAAAGGTCAGGTCGAGCAGCCTGGCCGTGCACTTGTGCACCGCGCCGTCGTCATCCGCCAGCCGGTAGAGCTGCGCCCGCGTGCCCACCGCCGCGCGCAGCGCATCGATGCTGCTGCGCCAGGTCGCCATGTCCTCGGCCACCAGCGTGCACTGCAGGCTGATCGTGTGCGGAAATTTCGCCTGCGCCCGCCCGCTGCCCCACGCATCGAATACGCCGGCGGCTGTTGCCACCAGCGCCGTGCGCGGACGCACCGGTGTCATCTTCGTGCTGCGGTTGTACGGCGGCAGGACGATCCCGCCAAATTTCCAGAGCGTGTACGCCACGGCTACCTCCGCCACCCCACGCTGCGCAACGCATCCAAAACCCCGTCGCGCGACGCACGGCCCGCTTCGGCCCCGTTGGCCATCCCATAGTTGTTGATCGTGATCGTCATCGGCGCGCCGGCCACCGCGCCACCCGCAGCGGCTGGCGCCAACCCACCCATCAGCGCAGCCAGGCCGCCCGCCATATCCACCTGCAGCGCCTCCAGGCTGGACCGGAACCCGGCCGCAATCCCCTCGGCCGTCGGCGCGCCAATCTCATCAGCCGCCCGCTGCGACGGCGAAGCGATGCCGAGCCAATCCTTCAGCGTATCGATAGAGCCGCCCACGGCGCCCGTCAGCGCATCGAAGACCAGCCCGGCCGCCGCCACGATCCCATCGGCGATCCCGGCAATGATGTCACGCCCAAGCTGCAGCCAATCGATGGAGTTGTACCAATCCAGGATAGCGTCCCAAATGGCGTCGAACGCGTCGGCGACAAACTCCCACCAGCGGCTGACAATCCCCTCCAGCGTCTTTCCGGCGCCCTCCCAGTCACCGGTCAGCACCTGCAGCGCCACCGTCACCAGGTCGAGCAGCGTTTTCAGTTGCGTGTCCCAGAAACGTTGCATCCACTCGAACAGGGTCGTCAGGGTCGCCGTGATGTCGTCGCCAAACTCGTTCCAAAATGCGGTGATGGCGCCGATCACGTTGTCGGCCACCTGCTGCATCAACGGCAGATTCTCATTCCACCAGGCCGCCATGTACGCCATCGGCCCGTCGGTCTGCGTCTGCATTGACGCGCCCAGCGAATATATCCAGTCGATCACCGGCTGGATCGCTGCGGCGATGCTGTTCATCGCCGGCACAACCTGCTCGGTAATGAACGCAGTCACCGGAGGCAGCACCGCCTGCACGATATTGTTCATCGCCGTCGTCAGCGCCAGCACCACCGGCAGCAGCGCCTGTCCAATCGTCGTCTGCAAATTCGTCATTTGCGCATCGAGAATGCGCTGCTGGTTGGCCAGCCCGCCGCTCGTACGCTCGAAATCGCCCTGCGCCGCCGCCGTCTGCTCGTAAATCAGCGCCTGCGCGGCGAGGACTTTCTGTTGTGGCGTAAGGGCCTGGGTCGTCGTCTCGATCAAACCGAGTTTCAGCGCCGCCTGGCGCATCGATGCATCGTCGAGCAGCACGCCATACTGGCGCAGCGGCTCCGACTCCCCGCGCAGCGCCGCGCCAATCGCATCGATGGCCTGTTCGGGACTGGTGTTGTTGAAGGAGGCCAGATCCGACGCCAGCCCCACGAAATCCATGCTGAATTTGGCCAGATCGTCGCCGGCCAGCCCCGCCGCGCCGCCGAACGTGGCAAATGTGCTTGCCGCGTCCAACGCCTGCTGTTGGCTCTGTCCCAGCGCCGTCGCTGCATTCTCCGACCACGCCAGCGCGCTGTCCGTCGCATCCCCGAAGAGCACGCCCGTTTTCGAGACGGTCTCCCCCAGATCCGACGCCGCGCCCACTGCATCGCCCATGTAGGCGACCGCGCTCTGCGCGGCCGACGCCATCGCGTCGAACGCCGCCATGCCGGCGCCCATCAGCACGCCGGAAATGGCCGAACCCCAGCCGCCTACCTGGCCCTCCGCCTGGTTGAGTCCCTTTTTCAGTTCGTCGTCATTGGTCTTCAGAAATGCGACCGCGTCGGCCAGCTTCGTCGCCATCTCACCCCAAACCCGTCATTTGCAACATTTCGTCGACGCTCACCGTGCCACCGCTGGCGCCGCTCGCCTGTCCGCCCTGGAGCGCCGTCGCCAGCATTTTCCACGTCTCCAGCGCCGCCAGTTGTGCGATGCGCTGCTGGCGCCGCCAGTAGGCCGCCTGCAACCGCAGCATCACCGGACGCAGCGCCGTGTCCGCGCCATACTCGGCGATCCACAATTCGTCCAGGTCGTCGGCTAGGTTGGCGCCGCCCCAGCCGCTGCCCTCATCGGCGGCGCCCCAAAGAAAAAACCCATCAGGCACGCCAGCATGTCCTCCATGTAGGTGTGATTGCCAATATGCTCCCGGTCCGCAGCCAGCACCGGCGAATAGGCGCACACCGCATCCAGCAGCGCCATCAGGTCGATGAGCAGCCCGGAGGTGAGCGCCAGCCGGGCCATTGCCTCTGGCGTCGGGTTGCGCACGCCCAGCGCAATCGCCATTTCTCCCACCGGCTTGCACACAGACTCGTGCTGGGCTGCCCAGCGCGCGTGCGGAATCACCGGCAGCCGCTCCACCGTGTAGGATTTTCCCGCCAGCACAATCTCAGTTTGTTGCATCAGCGCCCCTTTAAGACGTGGCCGCCGCCGTCACGCGGTGCAGCACCATCAGTTGTTTGCCCAACGCCAGCGACGTGTCAGGAATGGCGTCCACGTGTAGGTTGATCCCCGTCGCCTTCGCCTTGGCAAACTCCAGTTCGCCGCCCAGCGTCGCCACGCCCTTGTAGAAGAACAGGCGAATCGGCTGCTTGACGTTGGCGATCACGCTGTAGCCCTCGAACCCCCAGGCGTACTCAGCCGCCGCCGGCTCGCCGCCCGCTTCGATGGCGAAGAAACCCTTTTGCGCAGCGCCGGCCGCCGTCACCGTAGACGTGCCGCCCATCGCCAGCGCCAGGTTGACCGCAGTCATCTCGGCCAGCACGGTCTCGATGGCCGCCTCCTCGCTGACGATCGGCAGCTTCACCGCCGACAGCGCCTGCTCCACAGTGAGTTTCAGCAGTTCCTTGTCGAATTTGAGCTTCACCGGTTCCAGCGTCGTCCCCAGCGCAACCCACGCGCCGCCCCACGCCGCGCCATAGGCCACGGATGTCTCGTCAGGCAGCGCAGTAGCCACTGGCGCATACCAGACCGCAGCCGGGCTGATGATGATGTCACTAACAGCCATTTCAACCTTCCTTTCTAGTACACAATCCACGCCTGATAGACCAGCGTGCGGCCCCAGACATTCCACTCGTCATCGCGCAACTCATCCCAAGAATTGCGCACCAATTCCGACAGCCGCGTGGCGCCCGATGCGCCCGTGTAGCCATTCAACGCGGCGTCGACTGCCACCGCCAGACTCTGCGCAACCGATTCATCGTGTGCCAGGCAATAGCACGTGATCATCGCCCGCTGCAGCGCCGCCGAGCCATCGATCGGCGTATCCACCTGCACCAGGTACGCCACCGCCGGCAGCTCCGTTTTGCTCGGCACCAGTTGCGGCTTGATGCGTGCGCCCGCAACCGCGGTCACGCCCGGGCTGGCGACCAGTGCAGCATAGATAATGTCACTGGCAATCATCTCAGCGCCCCGGCAACAGTCGTTCTAATTCACCGCGAAACCGCTTCGCCAGTTCCTCGACCATCGTTGTCGCGGTGGCATCGATGGCAGGCCCCAGGAACGGCCGGGCCGCCATTCGCTTCACGCGCGTCCAACTGCGATACTGGCCATTGATCAGCAGCGCTTGCGCCTTGCGTGGCAAAATGCGCTTGCGGCGCCCGCGCCTGCCGCCCTCCACCAGGTGAGCGTGCGGGGCAGAAAAGGCGATCACTGCGTCATCATATGCAGTGGCTTTTTGCTGCTTGCGCCACCAGCGCCTCACCACAAACGTAGTGCGCCATTTCGTGTTCACGTAGCCGGAGCGTCTCAGATTGCCGGTCGGGCCAACATTGATGCGCCGCTCCGCCTCTCTCTGCACAATCTCACCAGCATAGAAGAGCGCCTCCGGGCCATACGCCTCGATGATCCGTTGATAGTCGTCGCCATACCAGGTCACTTGCGCCTGGCGCAGCTTCCGCTTTTTTGCCATCAGTGGTTTTCCCAGGAAAACATCAGCCGATCTTTGCCTCGCCGATCACCTCGTAGCACGCCAGTTGCAAACAAACCCGCGGCGGATCAAATGGATCGTTGATATCGTCGATTGCCAGCGTGCGGTCGCCGCCAGAAGCGTGCCAGATCACGCGATCATCGGTAGTCAGGTCCGTGCGCCAGCGGATAGTTATCCTGTGCCGCGCCACGCGCAGATCCCGGTTGTCCTGGATCTGTTCCCCACCTGATGCGCCCTGGACCAGCGCCCAGACGGTGGGCGCCGTCGCCAGATTTGCCCAAGCCATCTCTTCCGCGCCGCGGCTGTTGATTGTAGGCGTGTTGCGTTGTAACGTGATCCGTTCCCCCAGTTTGCCCGACGCCGGCGGGCGCAGCACTGATGCCATCTCACCGGCCCCCGAACCACATATAGCGCCACAGCCCCGCGCTCAGCGCATAGCACGCCAGCGCCAGCCCCAGCGCCAGCGGCCAATTCAGGTCGATCAGCCGCAGAAACCCCTCGAAATACAACGGCACCGGCAGCGTGAGCAGCGCAAAACCCGCATAGAACGCCCGGTCGTGGGCCGGCGTCAACTGCACCGCCGCGGCCAGGCTGTCGCCGAACTCCTGGATTCTGCGCTGCGTCGCCATGGCGATATCGCGCACGTCGGCCACCTCTCTGCGCACGTCGGCCACCTCCCGGCTCAGCTCGTTCATACTGCGCTGCATCTGCTGCACAATATCCAGCAGCAAATGACCGATCCCGCCGTTCTCCGCGGGTGGGTTCACCGTCACATTGCTCTGCGACCCGCCCGACTGCGAATGCGACTCCTGGCGGTTCTCCTTCCCCACCACCACGTGCCCCGCATCGTCAATCTGGCCGCCGATTGTGTCGCCCATGTCAATACCGAATCTTCAGCAGATTCATCACCCGCTGCACCGTCGGCGTCAGCGTCAGGGCGCCCGCGGCGGCCTCACGCTGCGCATACAGGTCGCCGACCAATAAATAGATGGCCGCTTTCGCCAGCGGCGGCGTCGCCGCCGCATTGGCATAGCCCGCCACAAAGCGCACAGCCACCGGGCTGCCCGTGTCCAGCGCCGCCCACGGCCACACCGCGCCGGGACGCAGCACCACCCGCCCCAAATCGCCGCCCGTGTCCACCCGATAGTTGGCGCTGGCAAACGTGTGCGTCACCCCGTCGGCGTCGCGATAGGTGATGCTCGTCACGCTGGTCAACGGCGGCCGCGGCAGCTCGAATGCATCACCCGCCGGCCAGCCGTCGCGGAAATAGTCCCACGTCTGCGGCATCAGCGCGATCCAACACTCATCCTCCACCATCTGCCGCGCCGCCACGCCATAGGAGGTAATCAGCGCATCTTCCGCACTGTTATCCACGCGCAGATGCAGCTTCAACTCACTCAGCGTCAGCGGTTCCGACGCCGGCGCCGTCACCAGCGCCCATCTACCGTCCATCGTTCAGCCATGCCTGCGCCCGCTGGCGCCACTTCGTCACCTGCGCCGGCTTCGCCCCGGCCAGCAGCGCCACCTCAGCCGCATCGGCATTCAGCAACTCCGCCACCGTCTCGATGCCGCCCTCCGCCAGCCGGCCGGCGAAGACCGGGCCGATCCCGTCGATGCCGCTCAACAGCATCCCGCCGAAATCGGCCCGGCGCTCACCCAGCGCCACGTTGGCGTCGACAGCGTGCTCGATGCCAGCCACATGCACCCCGCCGGTGGGTGAGCCTGGCGCGGTGGGTGAGCTTGCCGAACCCACCGCCACGGCATAGCCCCCGGCCACCAGCGCCCGCGCCGGGTCGTCCGGTATTTCCACCTCGGCGCCCGGCAGCAGCACGCCATCCGGCCCCGCCGCCAGGCTGAGCATCCGCACCTTCATCAGTTGTTGCTCCGGCTGACCTCAACCCACGACGTGCCGTAACCGAACAGCGTCAGAGTGTCCCACTGCCCCAAACTGGCGTCCGACGCCAGCGTCTGGCCCGTCGTGTCCTGGATCAGAATTGTGGTGTTGCTGCTGTTGAAGAGCACCAACATCTCGCCGCTGCTGGGCGCCGCCAGCGTCGCCGTAACATTGCCGGCACTTTCCAGCCGCTGCAGCGCGCCGGTCGGCGTAATCACGCCGCCGTTTGTCACGCTGATGACCGTTTGCGGGACCAGGTTCAGGCCAGCCGCCAACGCAGCATCGCCCGTCACGGCCAATGTCCCGCCGAACGTTGCGTTCGCATCCGAATTCATCGCCGCGCCGGTCTCCAGCGACAGCGTAGCGCCATCCAGCAGCACAAATGAGCCGCCGTCACCGCAGACAAACGATGCCCCGCCCTGCGGCCGGTAACACGCGGTATTCTGCGCAGCCGCGGGCGCCGCCGGCGTCAAGGCGATGAAGAATATCGCCGTCAACACCAGCAGCACACCAGCCGCCAAGCCCACATTGCGGATCGTGTTCATCGTCACGCCTCCGCCGTGCTGGCCACAACCGCCGCGTCCAGCACGCTGGTGTCTTCCGCCGTCGGCTTCTCACGCGGGCCATACAGGATGGCCACCACGCTGCCGAACGCGATGTTCGCCGCCGAACTGGTGCGCACGGCCTGCACGTAGCGCTCTGCGGGCCGGTAGACATCCACGACCAGCAACTTGTCATTCAGATCATCGCTTTGCGCACAGGTAGCCGTTGCACTGGCGCCGCTCAGGGCCGCCATGCCGGAGTCGCTATCTGCCGTGTTCTGCTCCACGGTCAGTGTCGCCACGCCGTTCTGCACAGAATCCGTCACTGCACAGACGAACATCACGCCCTCGTAGCCGCTCATGTCAATGCGGTCGCTGTTGCTGTCCGTGCTGCTGGCCGCAGCCACCGGCGCGCCAACCTCACGCACGCTGACGTTCTTGAAGAGATTCATCGTTCACTCCTTGTGTAATGGGCGAGAGTCGCCCCTCGCCCGTTCAGTTCAACCCGCCTACTGCGCCGCCAACCTACTGCGCCGCCAACTTCACCCGGACGAACGCCTCTTCGAGCACAGGCATCCCGTCGCTTTCCATGCGCCCGATCAATGCCACCTGGTTGGTCGCTGCGTACAGTTCGACCAGCCGCTGCATCTCAAGCGCCAGGCTGTCGGCGATCCAGTAGTTGGACCAGTCGCCGAGAATGCCGACGTACTGCGACGCCGTGAACGTGTTCGGCGCATACTCGGACACCGCCATCGGGTGCCCCAGGAGCGTGTCCGGCTGCCCCTCGCGGATGCTCGGCATCCACAGGTAGTTGCCGTCACCACCAACCAATTTGGCCAGCGCTTTCACGGCGTCACGGTGAAAAAGCCAGCGCGCCCGCGGCCAGTAGGCCGCCTTGAGCGCGTACTTGGCATTGATCAGCCCGTTGGCCGTGAATGCCGTCGTCGTGTTGTCGGTGCTCACGTCGCGTGCCGTGCTGATGCCCTGCGCCGACGCGGTGAACATACCCAGCGGCTGGCCGTCACCGGAACCCGTCAGGAAAGCCTTCTCCTGCGTGATGCCGAATTTGTAGCCCAGCCGCTGCATGGCCAGGGTCTCAGAGTTCGGCACCTTGCGCAGCAGCGTCCGGCTGATGCGCAGCCGCTTCGCCACCGGGTGCGGGTGCAGCTCGCGCCGCCCGAAACTCATGCTGGTGTCTTCGTTGCCGGTGCCAAGCTCGCTGGTCCAGTCGGCGTCTGCCGGGTCGTTGTCCAGCGTCGGCACGCCCAGGCTGTCGGCGTTCGGCACAGCCAGCACCGTCGCGTCCTGGCGGATGAACACCTGGTCGTCGATGGCCTTGATCAGCGCATCCACCACCTGCAGCGGCGTGACGAGGAAGCCGCCCGCCGTGTCCAGGTCCACCTGCAGCTCCCGCTGCTCACCCGCAAACAGCCGG